ACGTATTCCCATTGTATTGTTCAACTAATTTACCTGGAGGCCCTGCTCCTATAAATAATCCTGCTGTTTGTGATCCAAGAGCACAATTACTTGCTCTTTGAGTGTTTACAGGATTTGTAGCTGTCCAAGCTGTGCCATTGTATTCTTCCGTAGGTCCAAAAGAAGAAGGACTAGCTGTTATTTCACCACTAGTCATACACCCAGCAGTTTGAGTTCCCCATGCAGCGTGACTACTTCTTTGAGAATTTAAATCTCCACCAGCTGTCCAGGCTGTACCATTATATTCTTCACAGGCCACTAAAACGCTATTAAAAGGTGGAGTGTTTCCACCTGCAACTGCTAAACCTGCTGTTAATGTGCCTGCTCCAGAAGTTGCTCTTCTAGCATTAGACATAGCTCCACCACTAGCCCAATTACTTCCATCATATTCGATTGTTGTTGTTTGTCCAGCACTCGTAGGAGAGGGAGAATTCCCTCCACAAACAAAAGCTGCGTTTGTAGAATCCCCACCTCCAGCTGTGCTTTGTCTACTAATTGGAGCATCTGGTCCACTACTAAAAGAAGCGGTTCCTAAAACATAGCCTTTGAGTGCTCCTAAAGTTGAGTTATACCACACCTCTCCATCTTTTGGATTAGATGGATTGGACGATACAACGTTTACCCTTGTTCCATGTAAATCTTTGTACGTTGCCATTTAAAATCCTTATGGAAGAGTTATATCAGATGGTCTAAAATTATTTGGCTCAGCTTTTTCTTCATCAGTTTGAGCATCCCAAGCTGCTTGTGCCGCTTGTATTTCAGCGTCAACTAAAGCTTGTGCTTCTGACTTAGTTTTAAAAACACCGTTCTTATCAGCTATCCATAAAGCGCCTTTTGGATTATTTCCAACAACCCAAACGTCAGCAGGATAACCTCTTAGAAAAAAATTTCTTCTGTCTTCAGCTGTGAAGAATCCTTTTCCAGTGTTAGTAAGCACTCCATATAAAAAGTTTTCCATAGTCTTCCTCCTTTTAAAGTTTGTATATCATAGTTTAACTCTGAGTCAAAGTCTCAATATTTACAGATGTTGTTTCTCCAGTAAATTCTTCAGTTGCAGTTTGTATTCCTGGAGGTGCTTCACCACCTATTGCTAATCCAGCTGTAGGACCACCTGCTCCTCTAATATCATAACGTGCTGTTCCTAGTGAAGGTCTTGTTGACCATGAAGTTCCATCATAACCTTCTGTTGCTGCAGATGCGTTTGATCCATCATAACCACCGAAAGCCAATGTATCAGCTTTTGTCCCAGGTCCACCTGGCGAACCACCTAAACCTTGCCTTGCTGTGATTAACGCTCCTCCGTTAGTCCAGTTGGTTCCATCGTATTCTTCTGTGTTTGTATATTTTGTACTTCCTGGTTGATCTGATCCACCAAAAACCACTACATTAGTATCTGCTGTTCCGGCTGCTGCTAAATATTTTCTAGCCTGTGATAAATCATTTTGCTCTGACCAAGAAGTTCCATTATACTCTTCAACAAAAGCTGTAACTGCTGTAGAAGGATAAGTTCCTCCTGCATAAACAGCTGAATCTTGTGCACCAGCCATACCACCAAATGCTCTACCAGTTCCCATTGAATTTGGTTGACTTGCCCATGAGGTTCCATTGTATTCTTCAGTTGCTCCTGTTGCTGGATATCCTCCTGCAGCTAATCCTGCAGCTTCTGTTCCAGCGCCTTCAACATATTGTCTAGGTGTATTTAAATTATTGCCTTCAGTCCAAGATGTTCCATTATATTCTTCTGAAAGAGCTGTTCCACCTGGAGGTCCTACTCTTCCACCCGCATAAAACGCAGCTGTTTGAGTTCCACCTGAAGCCCCAGCTAATCTTGCTGTGTTCAAACCACCACTAGATGCCCATGCTCCTGCTGTAATTACTGTTGCTGATTGATTAAATTCTTCAGTTGATGTATTTCCTGAAAACGTACCTACAGTAGTTGTTGAAGGAGAACTTCCACCCATACCATAAGAACCTCCGTTAGATAATCCTAAAGAACCTGTTGCGGTAAAAGTAGAACCGTCAAATAAAAAAGCATTTGTAGTGGCTGGTGAACCACCAAATCCTATGGCAGCAGTTTGAGTTCCAGCAGCTCCTATGCCACCTTTTGAAGCTGGATAATTAGTAGTGGTTGTCCAATTACTTCCATCATATTTACATACAACATTACCCACACCCGGTCCTCCCATAAATAAACCAGCGGTTAGAGTTCCACAACCAGCTCCTGCGCCTACGGGACCAGAGAATGGATAATTTCCTCCACCTGTCCAACTAGATCCATTCCATTCAACAGTCGTATCTAAATTAGGTGGGTTTTGACTTCCACAAAATATTGCTCCAGCAGTTGACACTGATCCTATGGATCCTCCAAGATATCTTGCATACGGACTTGGAACACTTGTTGATGCTGTCCATGCCGTACCATCATATTCTTCCACAGCCGTCATACCTGTATTAGGTGGACTAGGAGGTGACCCAGATGCTGTGATAGCAGCTGTTTGAGTGCCCCATCCTTGACCATATCTACGTGCAGTATTCATGGTTCCACCTGTTGACCAACCAGTTCCATTGTATTCTTCTGTGTTAGTGCCTGGTGGAGAGTCGTCACCACACGTCCATGCTGCATTTTGAGTTCCACCTTGACCTGCGGGGGCATCTGAAAATAATCTAGCTGCAGTGCTATGCCATACGCCTGAAGCGACAACAGATTTAAAAGTGTTGTCTGTTGAGTTAAACCAGATTTGTCCCTCAGCCGCATCATCTGATGGGTTAGTTGTAACCGTTTTAACTGCTTTACCGTGTAATTCTCTATATGTTGCCATAATTAACTCGTACTAAATGTTTTTATATTAACAGCTGTTGATCCAGGTGTAAACTCGCTTACAGCATTGGTTGTTGAACCACTGTAACCACCCATAGTAAAACCAGAATTAGTATTAAAAGTACCTTGCGTCGTAGCATTTAATGTTAACGCTGTAGGTAAACTCGCTGTCGTTGTCCAAGAAGTTCCGTTATAAATTGCGCAAGTTGCTGTAGCAGAAGGCACACTACCTCCAGCCTGCATTAAATCTGTTTGTATTCCCCAACCAGTACATTCTTTATTAACAGTTATATAATCACCACCTGCTGTCCAAGAGGTACCATTGTATTCTTCTGTGTTATTTATTGCTGTTTCAGCTCCTGGAGTTGATCTTCCTCCCATTATAATACCTGCACTCTCATTTGATCCTCCATTTGTGTGAAATGATCTTACAGTTGAGAATGCAGTTTCACCTGTCCAACTAGTTCCATTATAGCTATTAGCTGTTGTAGTATTTCTTGGAGGGGATGGATAACCTCCTCCTCCTGTCGCCACTGCTGATGTTTGAATTCCCCAAACTCTTGTTCCAAAACCTTCTTGAGGGTATGTTGCATTACCTGTCCAACTAGTTCCATTATATTCATATGAATCATTTTTTGCAGGTGCAGATCCTGGATCTAAACCACCAACTGATAAGGCTGCTGTTTGTAAACCTGTTCCGCCATGACTTGCTATTGCATAAGGATACGCTCCTCCAGATCCCCAAGAACTTCCATCAAATTCAACTGTAGTGCTACTTGTTGGAGGAACTCCTCCCCAGTTTAAAGCTGCTGTTGTTGTACCTGCACCTGCATTAGTATATCTAGCCTCTGGTAAAGTTGCAGCACTAGACCATGCCGCTGCTGTAATAATATTTGTTGATGCATTAAATTCTTCTGTTGCATTATAATTTGGTGACATAGATGATACCCAACCTGCATCTCCTGTTGATCCTGCAGATGAACCATAAAGACCACCTGGAGAAGAAACACTCATACTAGGTAAAACCGTCCAAGTAGAACCATCATAACCTTCTGTTTCCACATAGTTTGAACCATTAGTTTGTGCTACAGCATTTGTTTGTATTCCAAAAGCTGAAGCAAAACCTGTGGCTACGTTTAAAGTGCCTGTAGCAGTCCATGATGAGCCATTGTATTCTTCACAGTTTGTCATTGCATTTGGAGATGGATCTATAAAACCACCAACAATTAATGCTGCTGTTCCTGTACCAGCACCACTTGAGTTATTAAACATTCTTGTAGTATTTATATTTGGTCCGTTTGCAAAATTAGTTCCATCAAAGGTTACTGATTTATTAGTTCCTGAGTTTCCAGATGAACCGTCTCTACCAACAGCACCAATAACATTAGTTTTTTCTAACCCACAACTAGCAATGTTATTAGCAACGTAGGGTAAAGAATTTGCTGCTGTCCAAGCTGTACCATTATAATCAAATGCATTTGCTGTCATACTAGGCGTATTACCTCCGTAAGCTATTCCAGCAGTTTGTGTTCCTGCTCCCGACATTGATGAGCCTGCTGCAGGATAGGCTGCTCCCTCCCTCCATCCAGTTCCATCATAATGTTCAACGTTAGTAAGTTTAGGGGGATTAGAACCAGCAATTTGAACTCCTGCCGTTTGTGTTCCAAGAGATCCAGATAAATATCTTCCAGTTATTAAAGAGCCACCACTAGACCATGCTTTTAGAAGAGCTAATCCCCTGAGAGTTCCAGTGGTTGTATTATACCACATTTGTCCATCAATAGAATCTGATGGGTCCGATGATACGGATTTAATTTTTTTTCCGACTAGTGCTTTGTAGGTCGACATTTATTTAGTCTCCTTAATTATTCTTCAAAAGCCAGCCCTGTGTGCTATCTACATATACTAAAGTATTCGCTGCTCTTTCTGTTGATACTGTTAAAGGATCTGTTGACCCTGCAATTTTTTCTGTTCCATTTTGATCTATTGTTAATGCATTAGTATCAAATGTTCCTGCATAATCTATAAATGATACTTCATCACCTATGCTTCCTGCAGGTAAATCCATTTCTATTGCACCACTTGTAGTATCAATAAAATAACCTTCACCAGCTACTGCTGTAAAACCAGAAGTTTTAACTGCTTGCCAAGAGGTTCCACCTGATACTTCAGCAAATGATAACTGTCCAACGCCCGTTGCACCTGAACCAGTTACTGAATCTACTTTTAAAAACCTGTCTGCTGTTACGTTTCCTGTTGGAAATTTAAGTGTGTATGATTGACCTGAACTGTGTGGAGGCGATTGTAAAACAATCCCGTGGGAGTTAGCTTCACAATTAAGTTGAATTGCACCTGGGTTTGTTGCACCCATGATTTCAATGTTACCAGTCCCTTTTGGTCTTAATCTTAAATCAACGTTTGAATCATCTCCAACTGCACCTATTTGAGGTCCCGCACCTGTTGCAGCATTAGTTACGTCAACATGGTTTACAGCAGAACTAGTTGTTTCAAAAATTAATTGTTCAGCTCCATTTTCATCTCTGATACCGTGAGCATCATCAAAGTCTATCATGAAAGAGTTAGTATCTAAGTTACCACCTAATTGTGGTGATGTATCATCTACAACATCTCCACCAGTTTGAATTTGTATAATATCTGGATTAGTTGTATCGTTTGCTGATGCAAATACTATTGCTGTGCCTTTGTTTGTTGCTGAAAAAGTAAATGAAGATCCTGAACCAGTTGCATATTTAAATTCAACTGTGAAAGAACCTGAAGTTGAATTTCTTAACATATAAAAAGTTTGAACATCTGTTGGTATTGTTACAATTCTATTTCCTGTAATCGTACCAGTAAAATCAATCATTCTGTGACCTGCTGTGTCACCAGTCCCATTATCAGTAATAGTAAGAGTTGTAGTTCCAGCACTACCAGCGATATCTTGTGTGGTAAAACCACCAGATATTTGTTCAATAAGTTGTAAGTTTGTATTTGTTTTTGTACCCCAAGTTCCAGCGTTTTCACCGGTTTGCTGAAGTTCAACCCCTAAAGGTGTAAATGTTGATGCCATAAAAAATTCTCCTAAGCTGCTACATCAGTATAGCTGTTATTTGTTCCTGTTGCAACATCAGAATAACTATTATTTGTTCCTGTTGAAACGTCACTATAACTGTTATTTTGACCGGGGTCAACATTTCCATAAGCAAATATATTTACCCCTCCTATACTTAAACTAGAAGATAGTCCTTCAAAACCTACCACCATATCTGGCAGAGTTACAGTGCCAATGCTAAATGAAGCTGAAATCCCAGTTAGTCCTAACGTCATATCATTAGGGTCTAAAACTCCAACACTAGATGTTAGTGTCTGAGATGTAGGTTGTATTAATGCACCTCCTAATCCTATAATAGAACCTTGAGTAAATGTTGCCTCTATTCCAGATAGTATTGCAGTGTCATTTGGTACAACTGCAGTTCCCAAAGTTGTAGACATTGAAAATCCTGTTACATCAACTTGGTTACTAGTAAATGCTATTGCAGTCCCTTGACTTGAAGTTATTGATAATCCTGATGGTAAAACAGTATCGTTTGGTGCTACTGCTGTTCCTTGACTTAATGTTGCCTCTTGACTAGTTAAACCTACAACTTGATCTGCAACTGATACAACTCCTACTGCAAAAGATGCAGAAATACCTGACATCGCAACGTTGGCATCTGCTTCAACTGCTAACGATCCAACATTAAATGATGCAGAAATACCTGTTGGTTCCACAACTGCAGAACCAAGAACTGATACTGAACCTATGTTAGATGAAAATTCTACACCACTAATATCAAAATTAGGACTTAAACCAATTGTAATTGCAAACTCACCCCAAGCACCTTGACCGTAGGTATTATTACCCCAGCCCTCTATACCCATGTTTGAAGTTATTTCTTGGCCTGTTAAAGAAACTGTTACGTCGTTAAGATCTCCCCAAGACTGTTCATTCCAAGTCTTGGCTCCCCAACCTGCTCCAAGTTTTTGGTTTTCATTCCAATATGCTTGGCCCCAGGTAAACCTGCCCCATCCTGAAGACACCGACATGGTCGGCCTCCTATGTTAATCTGATTATTGCGGCTGTAGCGGTATTGTCAGGGAACTCTATTTTAAAAGTTCCGTTACTTGCTGTTTTGTCTCCACCAAATGCAATTGCACAAACAGCGTTAGTTGTTCCTGTGCTTGTGCCTGTTGTAGTATTATATATTAATGCAGCATTTGCTGTAAAAGAAGCTGATGTGTAAGTTACGTCACCAAAATCTGTAAATGCAGTCGTACCAGTTAAACCAACTCCTGTTCTTGTTAATTCTGCTCCAGTCGCTTGGTATGCAGTTCCTGACGTGTTTGTAATTTCTTCTGATGCACTATAACCTGTTGTAGAAGCACCTAAAGTTGCAGCACTATCATATAATGCAATTTTAAAAGTGTCACCACCTGATGATGAAAAATTGTGTTTACCTTGTAAAAGTTCTTGTTTAAAACTTGAACATATTGCGCTTGTGTTTGCCATAATTTATTCTCCTACGGGTTTGCTGAAGCTACTGGTATACGAACAGCACCATCTGTGTAATCATCTCTTCGTCTTCTACCAACTTGTTCGTTAGCAAACTTCTGTATCTCAGTTTTATATTTATTTTCATACAAAGTCAACATATCTATCGGACCTTTTAAAAACCCATATGCCTCTGATAAACAGCAATATAATAGCCCGTTTGGAAAGTTAAGACTAATATAATTAGTTTGATTACCAGATTCTAAAGTAGCTGGCATTTTGTTAAAATGTATTCTAGCTAAATAATTAGTATTAGGTGTGGGAGCCAAAAATATTCTACCTGATGTCGTATCTGTATTTCCAGTTGCACCTCCAAAAGAAGCATAATATTTTGGTTTACCTTGTGCTGCTGATGTTCCTGTTATATCTTGATATTCTTGTAAATAACTCATGTCCTTTTTTTCTAAAAAGGTATTTGCACCAGTTATAACTGAACTAGAATCATATACTTGAATAGCTCTAATGAATAAACATCCTGCAGGAGCATTGATTGATTCTTGACCTGGAACTAAATTAATTGTTTGTTGTTTTCTATCAGCATCAATAGGAACATCTCTTAAAATTCTATATTGAGAATTTAAAATTATATTTTCTAATATATCTGTTGTAAGAACATTAGAGTCTGTTTCTGTGTAATTTCTAATTTGTGTAACTAATGTATCGTAACTTATTCCAGCCATTATGCTAATTGAGTAACTGGTCCTGCAGTTACAGTCAATCCTCCTGCTTTTTCTGTTATCGTAGCACTTGATCCACAATCAAATACATACGTGTTTGTTGTTACACTACTTATACTAAATCCTGATACATTTTCAAATACTGTATATGCTAGACCACCAGGACTGCCTGTTACATTTCTAAATCTAACAGTATTACCATTTGATCTACCATGATTAGGTTCTGTTACAGTTACACTTGAGGATGCTGAAGTTAAACTAAAAGGGTTAGATGGTAACAAATTTTGTGTTGCTGGTTCTGTTCTATCTGGTCTTGCATTACTTAAACCCTGTGGATCACCCGTGTATCTAGTTGGTTCTAATTGTGGTTGTTTAGCTTCAAATTCAGATATGTGCACAAAAGATCCGTTCCATTCTTTTACCATTTCATTGTATGGAAACTCCATACCAGATCTATCTGATATTGCTTTTGCGTATTTTCCACTTGATAATTTTGCCATTATACTCCTGGGTAATAAACTTTTGGTGTTATGTAAGCACTAGAAGAAGATCCATCTTCTGCTAATGCTCTTTGTAATTCATCTTCATAATATAACTTCATAGCTTGAACTCTTTCTGGTGCGTATTTTTGAGCTAAATAAAAAGCTAAACCAGAAACCATGCAAGGGACAAATCTGTACGGAACATCTGTTGCGTTGGTGTAATCACCAATGTCTTGAATTCTTTTTACATAATAATAATTTAATTTATTACCAGCTTCAGATGAACCTGGTGTTAAATATAAAGTTATGGTTACCTTATCTATAAATCTTTGAACATAATATTGTGTTGGAGTTCCTGTAGATGTTTTGTTTGATAAAGCTTGATAAGTAGATCTATTTATTTTTGTAAGTGGAGTGTCAACGTTTGAAGAGTTTCTATACACAGCTTCTAAAACATCATCTACACCATAAACAGCGGTAGCATCTGATGTGCCATCCCCTGTAGATCTAAACATTGTATACACCGCTTGATCAGCAACTAAAGTAATATCATTATTGGCTATTTGCCAATAGTGTAAACCTCTATTTCCCCACTCTTGAAAAAGAATATTTAAAGATCTTCTAGCTGTTTTTAGTTGATAACCAGAAACACCTTGAGATCCAATTCTCTCATAAGCCTCTTCTATTATCTCATCAATAGAAAAATTTTTATCGAATATTACTGTTCCCGAGGTAGTGTTAGCCATTTAACCTCCTACTTATCAATCAATAAAGTAGCTGCATCTATGTTTGTAATTGTAGAAACTTTCATTCCACCTGGAAATAAAATTCCATCTTCAGGAATGTTCATTGAAAAAACATCTCCATTAGGAACGTCAGCTTGAAACAAAGTTGTGCTGTCCGTATTGTCTTGAAGAATTATAGTTCCAGCTCCACCTGCATCAGAAGCAAGAATAATTCCTCTTAATCTTGTTCTTCCTGCAAATACTGCTCCAGTAGCTGTAACTCTTACTGATTTTACATCACCTTTACTTGCCATTTTTTTCTCCTTAAAATTAAATGTGGGGCCGAAGCCCCACACCAAATTAATTATTAACTTACTGCTGCACTAAATGGTGTAGCTAAATTACCAGTTCCTCCAGATGTAACTTGAACGCCCCATCTGTTTGCACCGATAGCTTTGCAAGTTATGATTGTTCCAGCTAATCCACCTGTTGTGCTACCGTTTAAAGTAACAGTATCAGATGCAGCTGCAGTCATAAAACCTTCACCAGTATCGTTTGTGTCTGTGTCAACGATTAATGCATTACCAGTCATCGTATCACTAGCGTTAGCAACTTGTAAAACAAAGTCAGCTGTTTTAGTTGTTCCAATGTAAATTTCAAAAGAAGCACCTAAATTATTTGCTGAGTTTGGATCGTTGCCTGGACCCGCAACACCTGAATCAGATGATGAGTTAATTGCAGGTAAAGTCAAAGTAGCTGCACCCGCAACATTGTGGTACAACATTCTACCAGCATGTGTATCAACAGTTAAAGAAGTTGCACCTGCTCCGATACTTACAGAGTTTCCAGTTCCAACACTTTGAAAACCATTAATAGATTTTACTGGTCCTTGAAATGTAGTTTTTGCCATGATTATATCCTCCTAGTTTAATGAACATAGTCTCTAGGCCGTCGACTATACGCGTCTATGTTCTAATTAATTGTATAGTGATTAATTTATATATCAGATTTTAATAAAGCGCAAGAGAGCCTATGATGTGGATTGGTTTTTTCCAACGATGTAGCTTTTTATTAAGTAGCTACAGAAACTTGTGGAGCTGCCTCATCTATTTTATTTTGCAAATGCTCTTTTCTAGCCTCTGCAAGTTTAATGTGATTAAGAACTTCTCTAACTTTTCTATCGATCTTAACCATATTGAGAGTATATCTACCCTCTTTCAGATGCTCCTGCTCCCACTGAAGATCCAGACCTTTTTTCTGTGTGTAAAGGTCGTTCAAGTGTTGCACTATCGCCTCCATTAATAACCTCCTCGTAGGTTATTCTATTTACTCTTGGATCATGCATTTCTCCAAGATACTCCCATTTTATATCAGATTTTCCTAATCTGTCAATGATAGCATTTTCTATGTCAATTGGGGTTTCTAAACAATTAATAATAAAATCAGCATGATAGCTGTATGCAGATATTTGAACTCTGAATTGTTTAGGGTGCATTTTTCCTTTCTAAATTTAAAAAGGGGCGGAAATGTGTCCGCCCCTTTAATTATGTATTAAGCACCTTCTACGCCAAAGATACCTCTAAAGTCAGATACTCCAAATGAATATCTTTCTCTAGCTTTGTATCTTACGTTACCAGTATCGAAATCACCTTCCATCGCTGTTTTGATAGGGGATCTTTCAAAATACTTCATACCGTTTGGCACGTCAGTAATAATGTAAAACGCGTCTGTATCAGTTAAAAAGTTATTAACTCTGTAACCTTGTGGGATCATTCCCATTGATGCAACTGCGTTAACATCGTTGTCTGCTGTTCCAGTTCTACCTGCAGATTTCATCAATCTTTCAGCTGTAAACTGTAACTCACTAGGAATAATCATTTTAACTCCTCTTGCAGCAATTTTCAGACCTCTTTCGTCTGTTAGTGCAGCAATGTCAATTAATGATTGCTCTAATGAAGTTTCGTTTAAGTCAGCTTGCGTTGTTAATGTGTTTTTCACATTACCTGCAATTGTAGGGTGTGATGTGCTGAATAAGTTCGCACCATCACCTGATGTGAATTTTCCAGTTGTCACACTTGGTAATCCATTAATTAATGGATTAACAGACTTAACTTGTTTTGTGTTCGCCATAGATCTAGCTAATGCTTTTGTATATCTAGATGAAAGTTGGTCGTACAAGTTATCTTCGATTGCTTCTTCAGTTATTGAGAAGGCAAGAGCTATAGTCTCGTGACTATATCTTGCAGTGTAAGTCTCTTGAGCATTGTCAAAAGCTACACCAGAACCTTCTGGTTTAACTTGAGCTTGAGCAAATCCTGATAACATTACTTCCTCTTCAAACGCTCTGTCTGAACTTTCAGTAGTATAGATCTCAGCATGCTGATTCTCATAACGATTATATTCCAGGCCGAATAAGGCATTCAAACCTGGCTCTAGTTCTTTGACTAGTTGTCCTCTAGAAATGGCCATAGTTATCCTCCTTATACTCCATTTACGTTCATGTCTAACTCGTGCTCGTTTATTCTAACGATCCAATTGACATTAGCAGAGCCAACATCACTGTTATCTGGATCTCTAGATAAACCTAGAATCTGCAAAGTTGCAGATGAGCCGTTTGCTAGAGTTGAATCATTTAATTCAACTGCGGACACGAAGTCTGGCGAACTTCCAGCTGTGTACTCGATATCTGCAACGTTGAAGATATCTGTATTAGCAGAAGCGCCTGTGTTGTTTGTTTGTATTTCAAACCTCTGATACGGATCATCAGAAACGAAACCAACAATATCAGTTGCTGTGTTGGATGCGTTTAAGTGATTCGCAAAAGTAGGCTTGCTAGTCGTTGCGTCGGTAAAAAAGATACCACCCAAGGAACCTAGTATTGCTCCTCCTGCGCCTGCAACTTCAATTGTTCCGTCAGCTTTCATTTTGACTGGATCATTAAAGTATATAGCAGTTGCCGAAGCAGCTATGTCATACTCGGATAAACCTTGATTGTCTCTGTTTTGACCAACTTTTCCGATCGGTTTTAAGCCGAACGCAGCGTCTTTATTTGCCATAGTATAGTCCTCCTTAAAGACTTGTTAAGTTTATCCGGCGGACTTTGAATTGTTAAAAAATTAACTTTTCTTTGTACCACCGAAGGTTGTTCGAGATTGCTTATCAATATTGATAGGCATACTCCTATGCTGTTCCCTCATTAGATCGTTGTCTACTGCTTTGACTTTATCGTCATGCATCTTCTGATAATAATCAGTTCTGCTTTTTGCGATCTTTTCAGGTACCCTTGCCAGCACAAGGCCACCAACTCCGATTACTCCCTTGTATTTACCATCTTCTACAACTGGGTAGTCTGAATCTGGAAACTCATCAGCTCTTACTAATTCGTATCCTGATCTTAGTCTTCCTGCGATATTCTTAGTATCTTGGAAACCTAAGCTTTCAGCTCTTAACCACCTGTGTTGAAAACCGTCTTTTGCAGGGGGTGCATCTAAAGATGATGGTGGAGTCCAAGGCTTATCTTGTACAGGCGGTTTTGCCTGCTCAGTTCTAGCTTCGATTTTTTTTTCGTTGCTTTTAGCCTGACTCGCACGATTGTCGGCTTCTATTTTATTTTTACTCATAACGTTTTACGCCTCCTTCGTGAGTAGTTTTTGCTTCTCTTCAGCAAATTTATCGAGTGGCACACCTAATTTTTTAGCAATTGCTACCTCAGACGGTGTGAGTCTTTGGGTTTTAACGCGACCAGTTTTACTACTACGCGTTGCTGATGCAACAGTTTGTGTAGGTTTTGTAGTCGTTTCTGTTTCCTTTTTAGCAAATTTGTGGGGAAATTCAAGTGCCATATTTCTGTCTATTTCCTTATAATACGCTTCAGGATCCATTATAGGATCATGACCCTCTTCTTCTACTAATTTTGTGTGAATAACTTTAGCAGCTTCGGTCATTATCTTATCTTTGTTAAACCAAGGATTCCTTTCTGCCCATTCTTGAGCATTAGGATCCACTCTTCTTGTTGGTTGATTTATTTCTTGAGGTTGTTCAACAGGTGTCTCTTCTTTTTTACTAGCTTGTTTAGTTTTCATATCCAGAAGTTTAGCCTCTTCATAACCTAATCTAGATATTTCAGCAGATGCAGCAACTTCATCTTTAAGATTATTTTCCTCTCTAGCTTTTGCTAACTTAGCAACTGCAGCTTCCATACCAGATTTAATTCGACCTTCCATTTCTGATACATAACTTGTATCAATTTTAGAAAGTCTTGTTTTTAGTTTTTCTTGCTCTTCTAAAATGCTTTTTGCATAAAGTGTTGCAGCTTCTTCTCTTCGCTCTGCTTCACGCATTTTTTTAGTAAGTTTAGCAATTCTTCTTTTTACTCCATCAGAGTATTCATCTAATTCTTTCTTATTACTTTCTTGTCTTTTATCTTCTTGAACCGGAACATCAACTGGAAAATCAGACTGCTCATTAGATTCCTTAGTTGTATCCTCGGTACTGCTACCGTCTTCCAACTTTGTTTCACGTTCGTTTTCATGTGTTTTGTCCTCTCCTGCCGTTTTATCATCTTCTTTTGTTGGCAGTTCTATTTCTACTTCAGGTCCTGAAGTATCAATGTCGACTGTTTTTTCTTTATCTTGCATAGTATCCTCCTATGTTAATACTGATGAAATATATCTTCGGGTTTTTCGATGGTTGCTAACACTTCATCATCATTTAGCAATCTAACTTCCCCGCCATCGATCTGGATTCTAGACCCAGCATATCTTGCAAAAATTACCCAATCACCCTTCTTGCACCAAGGGCCTTCAGGATAACGGTCTTTATCATAACAATGTGCTCCCATGCTTAATACTAATCCGCATGTTGATGCAATTTGTTGTCTTTCTAAAGTATCTTGACCAAGAAATAATCCACCCTTAGTTCTTTCTGGCATTTTAAATGGTAGAACTAATATTCTCCATCCAGTTGGTTTAGGTAATTTTGCTGATTCTTTTGTTTTTAAACGTTCGTAACCATCCGCTTCTTTTTTATTTTCTTCTTTGTATTTTTCTTCTAACGCTAGTTTAATTTTTGGTTGCGTCGAATCGGATGATGTTTTCTTTATCTTGTCTTCCATTTGGCTCCTTTTTCTTCAGCAGGTTAGAGATATCCTGTGATATTTTATAATAAGCGTGTGCTTGTCCTAGTAGATACTTGTATTTATCCATATTGTCAATACCTCCACCTATCATAGCATCGCCGATTGATTGATAAGACTCTTTTAAATTTTTTTGAATCTTACTTATTAGTTCTAGTTCGTCTAATAGCATCTTTACCTTTCTTAAATATAGCAGCTACTTTTGATTTACCCATAACCTTGGCTCGCTGTTCTCCAACAGTTAGGATTTGAATTTTCCTCGCATACGGCTTAGAAATTTTCTTAACTTTCGCGACAGTCTTTTTTGCATCGCTCGGAGTCGCAAACTTAATTCTGACAGTATCTTTTGGATTTTCATCTGTGTACAATCTCCTTCCTGAGCCTTTAGGCTTTTTTCCCGTTCCTACTTTTGGATCCGCCATGTAAGACTCCTTTCAAAGTTTTTGCTTGTGCAGCGTGTGTTTTAGATGCTTTTTGCAAACCTTTCATTACTTTT